TAAATTACCTCACTTAGAAGAACGGAAAATGTTTAACAACAACTGGGCCATTGGGCCAAGTTCCTTAGAATAACGCCCAATATTATTTAAAGAACGTTCAACCTCAACCTGATTAGACAACAAATCTGTCTCCTTACCAACTTTATCAATAAGTTTACGAAAATGATTGCCAACTTCAATCTCAGTCAACTTCTTCTGTAACAACAACTGACGTTCCTGTTCAAGTTTCGCAACAAAAGCATTGATTTCATTACCTTTTAAAGGAATATTTTTAAATTCCTCTTTCAAATTTACAACTTGTTGATCGGTATATTCATTCAAATGTTTGTTACGCTCAATCTCGGACATACCTTGTTGAGCAGAAGCAACTTGACCATAACCTTGAGTAGCAGCACTCATAGGATTCTGGAAAGTAACCTGCTGAGCGGAAGGAGCAGACCCAGGACTTTGAGAATAAGCAAGCATAGGATTTAAACCAGCGGCTTCCAAATCCTTAACCATAGTCTGATACCTGTTAGCGTACTGATTAGCAGACCAAGCATTAGCAGCGTCAGCACGAGCAGCATTAGCATCGTTAGTTTCCTGAGCGCCAACATAATTCAAAGCAGCAGAACCAAGAGCAGCACCAGCTGGGCCACCCATAGAGTACCCAGCATAAGCAGCAGCAGCAGAAGCAATATCTCCAAATGACATAAAAACCTTTCTCCTTAGAAGAATCCTATCGGATTCTCCCAAGGGATTAAAAAAGACAATTAGAAATGGTCAATCAAACCTGGTACAGAATACATAGGCATTGGACGAGCAACACGATTCTTGAAAAAAGTATCAATCAAAAACTGTTGACCATTAGCAGCAGAACCAACAGCAACAATACGATCAATTGGAGGATTCTCCTGAATAAAAGTAGAGTTCAAGGTAGGCAAGCTGGTAAATTTCTGAGCAAGATGCCAACCATCAATAGTTCCAGCACTTGTAGACTTAAACAAACCAGTAATAAGCGCGGGGTTGTAACGATACTCAGCCCAACGTTCTTGATAACCAAATACATCGTTATCAGTATTAGTACCTGTAGCATAAATTTCCTTATTCAAAATTGCTTGCTCACCAAGATGAGCGAGAGCAGGCCAGTAAAAATCAAAACGAGTATCACGAGACCAAAAACGCTCAATACCCTGTTGGTAAGTCAAATCAGCTCGCGCTGAGACAATACCAATAATGATGCCGTGTTCGGTGAAGGATTTGGTAAAGCCTCCATTGAGCAACCCAGTGGCAACACCAGCAAGGTTGCCCTGAGGAGCAGCCCCCACGGAGCCGGCAGTATTGGCCACAGGTGAAACAGTAATGCGAGTAGTGCCGCCGCCGAGATACTCGGGACGTTGCAAACGGGCGTCATCAGATTGCACTCCAAAATGAGAAAGAATCAGCTCGATATAACGCGTACCACCGCGCGCATCGCGCTCAAGAAGGCGCTGAACCTGAAATGCAGTGCGAAGGTCATTAATCGACACAGCGCCAGCAGCAGACAAATCAGCATAAGCAGCAGACACATCGGGGAAATCGTAAGAGCCTGTGATAGTCACATTGTGAGTAGAACCAGCAGCATTAGGGCTAGCCGACTGCAAACGATAACCACCACCAGAAGAATCAACATCCTGTTGCAAATGACCGAGGTTGGTAGAAGTAACATTATCAAAAACATGGTCACCGATGATGGAATTGGGAATATTCAGACCAGACGGCAATCCATGCAACGGAGCATGATCACCAAGAAGCGGGACCAAAACCGGGTCACCCTTCTGAGGCCAAGGGAGCGCAGAAGTAAAATAATCCTTACGCTTACCACGAGGAAGAACGGTCTTGTAATCGTTGAAATTATCAGGACCATTGCCGCGATTTTCGATAACGCGAGTCTGCAAATTCTCGTCACGATACCACTCATTCCAAATGAGATTGTAAGCACGGAACGGCAGAGCAGAAACGCTCACTGTGGAAGTAGAGCCGCGCTGAGGAAGGCCCATATAATCACCGACAGTGCCATAGACAGTATGAAGGTCCACGGAAACCTGCGGTACAGTGAAATCATTCGGATCATCATCCGGGTTTTTACGCTCACCCATGAACTCTTGCCAGTGGTCCCAACAGAGACGATAGGGAACAAAGAAGAAATGGATATCCTGAAAAATATTATCCATGACAGGAGTAATAACAGGAGCCATACGGCTAAACAGGGTCGCGTGGACAGAAAATGTATCACCTGGCAATACCTCATCAACAAAAACAGGAATCAACTTACCAGCATCAAAAGTGGTTTTGTATCCATGCGAACGATCAAAACGCGAACGCTCAATTTCCGCACTCGGAACATTAGCGAAATGCGTGGCAGCGCCAGTAGTAGACGGCTGAGAGAAGAATTTTTCTTTAGACATTTTGCACCTCTGCATCAGAAATCATAGAAAGAAAAGTATCGATATGAAGAACAGGAGCACGAGAAAAAACATCGGACTCACATTCAGTCAGATGAAGCACCATGCAACCTTCAAGGTTGTCACGATTATTGCGGAGACCAACCGCAAACTCAGCAGCAGTAGCAGCAACAGCTTCAGAGCGAGAACCATTCTCGCCATTGATAAGCTGCCACACAGATTTTTTGTTTAGAAAACTCATAACGAACCACCTCTATTTTTCAAACGTGAACGCGCATTAGCTGCGCGAGAAAACCGCGTCTCCGGTTGGCGACGGGCAAACACTTTTTTTGCGTGCGCTGCACGCTCTGCTTTCAAATCAGTCAAACGACAATCATCCGACCAATCGAAATACTGCGGAGGCAAAGAAACAGACTTGCCTTCAACAATGCACTTACCAGTACGCAAAACATCCTCGCCATACTTGTCAAACCATGGTTTGCCTATAGCGGGAGTTTTGGAAAACAAACGGCAGGTATCAGGATCGCCTTGCTTTTTAAAAACATAGCCGGCGACATAACAGCAGGTAGCCATGGTAACAGGAGCAACAACGTTAAAACCCATGGGCCAAAAATCAGAGAGGATAGGAGAATTAAAATCACCCTGATCATTGATCTTCTGTTCGTTAGGTGAATGAAAATCTTGACCAAAAATAAGCGCATGATAATGAGGTCTCCGGGTTTGCTCCCCGTACTCACCACAAGCAAGATAGCGAATAGACATGCCAGACCGACGAACACGTTTAAAAAACTTTTGCAAGTCCTCTTTAACAAGAAGCCCACCTTCAGGAAGGTGGGCATCATCGTAAGTCAGGGTAATAAAGGAGTTCCGCTCATGAAGCTGGGACTCCTGATAGGCACGGACCGCCCAAGAGAAGGACCGCGCCTGTAGACACTCAGGGCAGGATCCACAAGGGACGGCAATCTTGATATAGGCGAAAGGAGGAAGACGGGATGTAAGGGTGGATTTACCGCGCTCATCCTTGAGCACGGATTGATACATGGGAACAGGGGAATTGCACATGGCAAGCCCTCTTACCAGCGAATACCACCACGCTGCACAGCAGCACGATTGGCAGGACGCACACGCTTAGCGGTGCGGTGAAAACGACGCTTTGAAGCCTTGTGACCAAGACGATGGCGACGCATAAAAACCTCCTGAGTGATAAAACAGACACCTTTCGGTGTCAGTAGGGCATGGATGGTCGAGTGAAGCCATGCCAGCCTAGCGCCAAAACGCTAGGACGTAAAGTACCCGCAATTGCTTGACGCAGCGGGATTGCTGTGCTAGCGCACAGGGAGACCCAAAAAGTAAAGGGGCCAGAGGCCCCTTGACTTTTTCGGTCACATCGACTACGTCGTCGACGTGGTCGCCAGCAGATCCTTCTGCTTGGCTCTGAACGCGGCCAGATCCTCCGCGTCTTTTTTAGCTTGAGCATCGGCGTCTTCCTTAGCTTTTTTCCGGCGCTCCTTGACTTTCACATTGGCGTCTTGAATTACCGCGTTGCTCTCATTGATAGCCGTTGTGAAATCACGTTGCAGCGCCGTCACATCAGCAAATACGCCTCTGCCATCAGACGGGGGGAGATAGCCGGTTTCAGAGTAACGCCGAAGGATGCGATTAATGTCGCACTCCTCGGCAAAGGACTGGTGCGTCATAGACTCACCAGAGATATCGGCAACAACGCGTTCACGTTGATGCCACGAACGAACAACAAAAGCTGGCGGAGCCAGCAAATCAGGAACAGCAGTAACTTTACGCATTACCAACCTCCAGAAGTACCGTGAACAGGATGAGAACCACGAGTCCAATCCGCAGCAGCTTTAGCGGAATTTTTCACGGCACCAACAGCCTGTTTAACAAAATTAACAACACCTTGACCAACATTATTAGTCACAGGGTCGCCACCTTTAACCCAATCAATCAGATTGGAAACGAGATCAGAGCCAGCAGTATAAGGAGCATTAAGAGCATGCGCTTTATCGGCTTCAGCAGAAGTCTTACGACCCTGCTGTTGAGTAAGCCGAGTCTGTGCATCAATCAACGCACCTTGCTTGATAGCGTTACCAGTTTGAGCAGCAGACAACGCAGCTTGAGCAGATGAAGCAGACGCAGCGGCGGAAGCCGCTGCCTTCTGTGCATCAATTAGTCCAGGCTGCGCCTTAGCCACATCAGTTTGAGCGCCAGTAAGCTGAGTATCGACACCAGCAGTCTTTTTCGCAGTTTCCTGCGACTGCTTAGCAGACGAATAAGACTGGTAAGCACCAACAACATCAGAGCCAAGATTACCAACAACAGGAACATTCATAGAAGGCGACGGAGCCACGGTCCCACCATAAGCGAGCATAGGATTAAGACCAGCAGCCTTCAGATCAGCCACAGTGCGCTGATACTGAGTGTTAGAAAGGTCGCGCTGTTGCTTAAAAGCCTCATTAGACCAAACATGCTGCAAATCCAGTCCAAGAAGATTACCAGCACCAGCAACACCACCAGCAATAACACCTAAAGGATCCATAACATCACCTCAGAAATGATCAATCAGACCGGGTACGGAATAAACCGGCATCGGTCGGTCGCATTGGAAATCGAACCAAATATCTGTGAGAAACGCCGGTTCGGACGGAACCGCAACCACGCGCGAAATCGGCGGGTTTTCCTTAATGAAGGAATCATTAAGGGCAGGAAGGGAACCGAAGTCTTGCGACAAGTGCCAGATATCGAGCGACTGAGGATAAAGAGACGAGAACTGCCCAGTAATGCGTGACGGTTTGTAGCGATACTCGGC